TCAGGATTCCGAGAGATTATTTATCTGTTCATATCCATCCACCACGATACTATTGACTGCAACAAAAACCGGAACTGCACCAATCATCTCTGTAGATGAACTGACTGCTTTCCCGCTTCCGCTGTTAAATGGTATCACTACATCAGTATCCGGAATTATGTACCCCCAATATCCCTCCTGATTCTGTGCAATTTTGGCTCCACTCATATTTTTCATAAACGCATCAGCCAGTTTTATATTCGTCACATACTCTTCCGGCACACTCGTAAGGTAATCCCCCTTCGCCTGAAATTTTCCCATGCACCAGTCTTTTACCGCTTTTAAAACTTCCCTGCTCATGCCTCTGCTACCTCCTCGTCTGCTTCATTTAATATTTCCAAAGCTTCTTCGTATGTCATGCCACCTGTACCACCAGAACCACCTGCCAGCCCCAATTGCGCCGAAGTTAGGTTGCCCTGCAGCGTAATATTATTAATGGAAGGCTTGTTTGTAAGAAGATTATAATTGCTGGTACCTCCTGATGAACTGCCAGGAACAGTTCCGCTTTCGCCAACATTTGAAAGTATGGTTCCAAGTTTATACACCCGAAAGCAAAGGCTACCAGTTATATCAAAGTTACCCTCTATTTTTTTTAATTTTCCATCAACCCTTTCATAAACGAAAGGCCATATGGAAAAAACTATATCATTTGCAGAAGGACGTCCGCTAACTGTCATCAGATTAACGGTTCCCATATAATCTATATATTCGAGATTTTCATAATATGTAGGTGATATCGGCACTGCCTGCTGTGCACCAAAATACTGGCCAATTGCAAGACTTACCCATAAAAAACCATCCAATTCCTTTTTATTATCGCTTTCATGACGTATTCGAATCAGGTTTCCATTATTATTTTCCAAAGTATATAAATAACATGTCGCATCATCAAATAAATCCCTAATTGAAGCTAAAGGAATACGAGCAACTTCAGTGAATTCTCCATACGGAATTCTTTTTGAAAAAGTAAAATTTTGATTTTCATACCTACGACTTCCAATTCGATCCAGCATTTCCAGCTTTTTTGCGTTTACATTGACTGCAGAAGCCACGTTTCCCAACAGCTCACTCATGCCATCTATCTGCTCCTGCAGCTCCATGATGTTTCCAATCGTGGCAAATACAGAATTGTCAACCTCAAGCGTCACATTTTCCGTATTGCTTACCGTAGTTACCAGCTGAATATAAGCCCCTGATACTGTAATGCCGCCAAAGGCCGGCATAAAGCAGCTGCCTGATGTTTCTACCGCTGCTGCATATAAAACCTCTTCTCCTTCCCCGCCTCTGGCATACAGGGCAACCGTTTTCATATAGTATCCTTCTGTCAATTCCGTATTAGTAAAGACCGCCTCCACCTTTACAGAGATATCGTTGGTTCTGGATACCTTGGATACGCTGCTTGTCTGCCGGATTTCTGCAAGCTCCTCAAGGTTCCCTAATTCTTCCAGTCCATATTCCCTGTCAGAAGAGCAAACCTTTGTAAATACAACTTTTTCCCCTCCGGAAAGCATTCTGGCAATCAGCGTACGTCCGTTTTCTGTTGTAATCAGTTTTGAATAAACAGCCATTTCTTTCTTCCTTTCTATTCTCCTGTTTCATCTGTAATATTTATCTGCTCCATGTGGCCAAGCCCACCGGCTGCATGACAGCTTCCATCAATCTTATAAACTTCCACCTCTGTGGTAATTCCTCCGTCAGCAATTCCAATCTGTTCTACAAAGCATATGGTCCCTGCTGTATATATGCTGCCGGATGGCCGGCATGGCACTTTATTGACGGATACCACCACCATATTGCAGGGCATCATTTCCTGAATCAGCCGGTCAAGTTCCTCTGCCTGGCCGGTCCACTCCAAATGCGTGGTAATATCTATCTTATAATTGAAAAAATCTTTTGTTACTGTAAAGTCACTGTCTCCGCAGATTACTGCCAGCCTTTCCAGAAACGCCCGCAAAGTATAGGGGATTTTATTAAACCACCGGATCTGCACCCTTCTGCGCCTGCTCTCAAGCGTATCCGTTCCTGATGGCGTTATGTTCAAAATGCTCTCAAACCGGGATATGCCGGCTTCATCTGCTGTTTCTATAAATTCATTTTTGAGCACTCTGTCAGCACTATTCCATACAAGCACAAATTCCGGATTTTCTGCTTCCAGTGTTGCCCTGTTTTCCTTAAATTCCTGTAAAAAAGGGGGCAGATAGGAAAGCAGGTCTACTTCTCTGTTCATCCGGAAACACCCCCAAACACAGGCACTTCATAGGCTCCAAGAATATAATTTTCGGCCTGTCCGTTTAACGTAGTATCCTCCACATCTATAATCCCTCTGATGCCAAGTATTCTTGTCTCAATCTGGCTGATTCTTATGACCAAAGTTGCTGTGTCTGCCCATTCCCTTCTGAGCTCTGATAAATAGCCTGTAACTGCATTTTCTATCTGCTTTCCAAGCTTTTCCCAGTTACAGCCCTGTTCAAATGTTACCTTTGTTCTTACCTCTATCTGTACACCCTGCGCACTTTGAACCAGCACCACATGTCCAATCGGTGCAAGCCCGTATCCTTCCCCTGCATAGGTTTCAGGATCTATGGTTTTCTGGACAGTTTCAATCAGCTCCGGACTGGCAATATCATATTCAGAATCAAGAATCGTTAAAAGGACGCTTCCGCCTGTTGTCAGCTTCTTTTCCCTGGCTGCGGTATATACTGTATGCAGCCATTCTCTAATCTGTTCAGGCAGGGATGCTTCTATGCCCTCAAACCATTCCTCTACCGCCCTCGAAGGAATCATGTCGGCCGGACGAAGATCACCGTTCCATACTCTAGTCACCTTGGTGCAGCCCACACCGGGGATCGCATTTGTTTTCTCCAGATAGTCCCTGACATTTCCTCCAAAAGCCCTTGAATCAAAAGAAGAAAAATATCTCTGCCTGAGCGCTTCCGTTCCCTCTTCATCCTCTCCCGGAATCAGCACTTCCGTAAGCTCCGCAGACTCCAGTCTTCTTATATATTCAATGGGCGTCATAGTGCCAAGATAACGGTTCCCCTCTTCCCCTTCTGTCTCGCACTGCACCTTATATACTCCGTCAGACAGCTTTTCCGTGACAATATAATTGATTTTGCCAATATTAAAGCGCCTGCCCATTACATCCAAATCTTCCGGGACAAATTCCCCTTTTAAAATGGCATGGGTGGCGCTGTATGGCGTAATTCCTCTTTCCCTGCACCGCAGAATTAAAAACTCCCTTGTGGCGGTATCCCCATAAGCTTCCTGAACAATAGAATCCAGTGAGATATACAGATTCTTAAGCTCAATTGCGGTAGGCGAATGGGTGTCCCAGATCACGGATCCTTCCCTTTTATCAAATTTGCCGGGTACACGCCCAAGCATCCGTTCTAAAAGCCGCTCATATGTGATTTCTTCAAACATCAGATCTTCACCTCCTTATCTGCCTCAAAGTCGCCTACAGTCGTATGCACCACAAAATAGGCATGAACTGTTCCTCTTTTTGATGTATCAAACTTAAAATCCCCCACCTCCTCTATTCTGTCATCCCACAGCAGTGCTTCTCTGATGCGCCTTTCCAGTTCAGGACATACAAAAGAAACCGGCTCTCCAAACAAATCCTCAAGCTCAATTCCATAGTTCCAGGAATAAATCAGATACCGGTATCGCTGGGTAGACAGGATTTTATACACCGCCTGTTTCATTGCTTCGATACCGTCTACATGTCCCCTGATTAATCCGCTGTCGGGACTCATTTCATAAGTATAGGTTGGCTGCTTTTCTACAACAAAATCTCTTCCCGGGAGAATTGTATTTCCAGGTATCATCCGATTCTGTCCAGCACCAGATATTTCTGGCCGCCTTTATTCTGAACCAGAATTACTTTGTCACCGGCTGCCAACCCGTTATGAACGGTGACTTTCATCCTTTTCTTAATCTTATGGGCATGGGATAGATCACTACTTCCCACATTTCCCGAAAACCCATGTCTATGCGGCGGTTCCCCTGCTTCTCCCATTTCAAAAGAAAGACCGTGGGAATGCTCCCCCAGCGCATCTTCCGTAAGGGTGTCTACCGACACCTCCGTTTCAAAATCTGTCACGTTTCTGGATAAAACAAGCTGGGATTTCCCCAGCTTCATTTTCTGCTCCACATCAATCACCAGCGGCTCTGTGCTTTTTACTTTCCCAAAGAAAAAATTCATTGGTTTGGATGCATCCACTGCCTCCAGTGCTGACTTTTTAATTAATTTCAATAATTCTGCTGCATCAGGCAACAAACTCGCCTCCTCTCAATGTCAGATCCATAAAATGTTCGCCATTTTTAAAAGTATGCTTCACTTTCTCAACAAGCATAAAATTTTCCACTTTCTTATCTCTTAAATCAAGATTTACCACCAGCATACTTCCGGCTCTCACCCTTACATCTCCAAATGCATTTGTAATCCGCAGGTTTCTGGTTTTCTTATCATATAAAGAAAGCAGGGCTTCCGCTTTGGCTTCCCCGTTTTCGCCCTCTGAAACTGTATCGCAGTACTGTAAAACACCCCACTTATTTATGTTTGCACTATCTTGGATAATACCATAAATCTGCCTTTTTCCTGATTCTGCATCCTCCTTATACAATTTAATCTTGTTATAGGTGCTGTTATCAATAGATGAAGTATACTCAAAATTTTCTCCGGTACCTTCATCAATCATCAGATACGTGCCATTTTCATTCTTCACATACATATCCGCTATGTTTTTTACGGTAAGGCTTCCAAAATCATCATAGAGCACATACATCTGCCTGGTGTTTACCAGCGTAATATCCAGTGCATTTTGTATGATATCAAACAGAGAAGTATCCATTTCTGACCGGTCGGCTATCACGTAGCCGGTATCTGCAATTTCTCCGGCATTCAGTGCAAAATCCGCTGCAATCATTTTGATCAGCTCTGATGCAGTCTGATTTTCATATACATAAGTGTCCTTGTTTTTCAGATATCGGAGCTGGTCATAGGCTGTAACGGATATCCTGTTTTCCTTATCCCTCTTCTGGGTAAACACAAACCCAAAGAAAACCTTTGCCCCATCCACACGAAGCTGTACTGCCGAGCCTTCCGAAAAATTAAGGATATCATCAGCCAGTACCTTAAATGTCAGTCTGCCCGGTACGCCCCAGCGTTCCGTTGACCATTCAATTCCATCCTCCACCGCCGGAATATAAATTTCGTTACCGCTTTCCCCTGCTATAAAAAGTTCTGTTTTCATGCCGCCTCCTTACACTCCGGGCAGCCTTATGACCTGTCCTGCTCTTAGATCATAAGGCCCTCCCTTAATGGTATCCCGGTTATTTTCATAGATCAGCGTATACTTTGAACCATCCCCATACATTTCCTTGGCAATTCCAAAGATGGTGTCGCCGGGTTTGACCGTATAGCTTCTGACCTTATTTGTTGCAGGTGCGCTTTCCTGCGACCTTGTCAGCTCCACGCTTACGGTATATGTACTGGAAGTGTCTGCCGGGGCACCTGTCACTGCTCCTTTTACTGACACACTTTTTGTTCCATATTCCCTGTATTGTTTCAGCTTGATTTTCACTGACAAGTCAAAGCCATCTTCTGCATCCTCTGTAATCCGGTAATCCTCCATAGACACCTTGATGTTGGTTCCATATAATGGAGAGCCATCCGGCATTTTTCTTGTTACAATAAACTGAAAAGGACGCTGTCCGGATTTCAGCCTTTCAAAATATTCCAGATACCAGGAAGCGCTGCGGAAGCCGGAAGGATATACCGCAAATGGATATTCCACCTGCGGTATCATACATTCAAACTCTATTTCTGTCAGCCCTGCTGCCTTGAGCAGATTCACCTGCCCTTCATTAATTAATTTGACAGTCTTGTTTTCATTCCTGATACTGACCTGCAGCCTGCCCGGCGCAATGGGCAAAAGGCATCTGTCCAGGTAAAAATCATACCCTGCCATGTTAATGCACCCCTTCCGTAATAATATCCGCAGCTTCGCTCACTGCATCTGTAAGACCTGTTATCACGCCATCCAAGTCCATACCGCCGGAAACATTGTTATTGTTCGTCTGTTCAATTGTGATTGCTGCTGTTGTAAACCTGTTGACTGCCTCCTGCTCCGCAATATCCCGCATAAATTTCAGGTCCTCTTCCGATATCTCAAGACCATCTTTTATATCATCCGTGTTGTCTGAAATATCTGACAGGTAACTGCTGTAATCAAAATCTACAAACTGGTTCATGTCCGGAATGCCGGCGCCTCCGCCAATTCTTTCTCCAAACTCTGCTCCCTTATTCCATGCATCCTCATAATTAATTCCCTGAATATAATAGTCCTGGGCATTTTTCTTTTCCATGACGACCTTTCCTTCGCCAAATTTATCTGTTACCCAGTTGTCAAGATCCGTACGCCATCCGGCTATTGACTCAGCAAGGCTGGAGCCAAAAAGCATGTCTATTGCAGATGCCAGTCCTTGGAGCCCGGCAAGGGCAAGGTCAATAAAATCAGCAAAGGCTCTGGCTGCTGCTCCAAATGGTTCAGTAGCTACATTAGCAAGAAAGTTTGCAAATGACGCAATACAATTCCATAGAGCTACAATTCCATCAAAAATAAAATTGATTACGGATATAAACAAATTTCCTATAAAAGCTCCTGCTACCGCGAAGGCTCCACACACTTTCTGGGCCACTGTAGTAGACTCATCACCAAATTTATTCATTGACACAATTACAGCAGTAATTACTACAATCAATGCTACTATCAGCATAATGATCCACATGATAGGGCAGGCATACATGGCCGCATTCAATCCCATCTGTGCCGCAATCTGTTTCGCAACTTCTTTATTTAATGTCCCTGTTACCGCTGCCTGCAGCATCATAGCCACTGCCTGCGCCATATGAAGTCCATAATTAATTTTTTCTATTACTTTTACTGCCATTTGCCATCCATAGTATATTGCAAGCGCAGACGCTGCTCCCAATATAATGGGCCCAAGAATCCCCCAGCTGTCTGCAATAATATCAGCAACAAATATCATCAATTCAAATACATTTATAATTACATTCGCTAATATAACAAGGGCCTGCACTAAATAATCTACCATTTCCTGAAACTCCTGGCTGTTTGCCACTTCATTCAGTCTGGTAAACACCGGATCAAAAGCCATAATCAGCTGATTTTGGATAGACTGACCAATCTGTTCAAAGGTTTTCGGCATACTCGCAAATTTGGCATTCGTCTCATCAGCCGCCGCAAACATGGCATTTTTTACTATATCTGCGGTAATCTGCCCTTCTGACGCCAATTCCCTTATCTGTCCAATAGGAACATTCATGTAGCTTGCTATAGACTGGATAATCGTAGGCGCCTGCTCAAAAATACTGTTTAACTCATCTCCCCGGAGCACACCGGAAGCAAGGGCCTGTGTCAGCTGCAGGGTAGCATTCTGAATTTCAGTGGTAGAAGCTCCGGCAAGAATAAACTGCTTGTTTAACTGTTCTGAAAAGGCTACTACTTCCTCTGTAGAATTAAAAGCATCCTTTGCAAGATTACCCAGCTTTGCAACTGAATTCATCATGCCCATGTAGGAACCTCTTGACCTTTCCGCAGCTATAAAAACAAGCTCCTGCAGTTCTCTGGTGGTTCTTATCCCGTCATTCATCATATCAAGTTTTGCCCGGGAAGAAGCCAGTTGATCTGATATATCTATCACCTTTTGCAGGCTCTGTATACTGATATATGTGGCTACCATTCTTTTTATAATCTGCGACAGGTTATTGGCATTCACTGTTCCCTGATTGACTGTCTGATTAAATTTTTCCTGCTCCTGTGTATTTTGACTGATCTGATCCTGCGCCATACTGATATTTTCCGTAAGCTGAATATAATCAGCATTGACATCAGAAATATCCATTCTGTCCATTGCTCTGGTAAGACTCTGCTGTACCTGAACTGTCTGCTGCATCTGTCCTTTCAGTTGTATCATCTGAACATTCGCTTTTTCTGTTCCTAAATTGATCTGCTGTTTAGCTAATACGGATATTTGATTTTCAACTGTCTCAATCTCTGCTGAAATCTGTTCCATTTTCTGCATAGTATCCGGAGAAACAATTTCAGTCGTTCCCGCAAGCGCAGCTACCTCCTCCTGCTTTCTTATGATCAGTTCCATCTGGTCATTGATGCGGCCTATTTCTCTTTCAAAATTATCCAAATTAACATTATTAAAAATCCCGTTGTCTGCTGCCTGAATACTTACAGGAAGCTGTAAAGCTGTTGTTTCCATCAAAGAATCTGGAAACACGGGTTCCACGGGGATTCTCCGGCTGGTATGCTGTGCACTGACATTTATATTAAATGATTCCGCATCCTGCAATGCATTTCCAAGCTGACGGGCTGCCAGCGTAGCACGGTCAATTTCATCTTTCGCTCCTTCAAGGCTTACTGTATCAAATTCTGCTCCTACAGCCTCGCGCATATCGTACATGGCAGAAATGCTTAAATTAACTGCGTGGATCATTCCATAAACTACTGTACTGAATTTATCCTGCAATTCAATGCTTGTCATAATAGACGACGCCATAAATTTTTCACCTCCTTCCTGTTTTCAGGCTTTCTATCCTCTGTCGTTCCTTTTTATCATCTTTACACTTGATTTCAATTGCTGCTATTACAAACGCTTTTTCCTGTTCCTCCATTTCAAGAAACACAGACGGAAGAATATGAAGCTTTAAGAGGGCATAATAGGCAAAATTTGATTCCCATTCGCCCTCCTCTATTAGTTTTTTGCCTCATCCACCTTATCACTAAAGGAAATATCAAATCCCTGGAACTTCTGCACATATGACATAAGTTCACTGTATTCTCCCGGATCATCCACCAGAGCCAGAAGAAGATCCTCCGGAGTCTGCACCCCATAAGAATCCTGAAGCTCTGCATCATACAAATCAGGATAAACTACAGAAGCGGCTATCATTTTTTTGATATAATCACTGGATTTAAACTTTTGACGATAAATTCCGGGCTTTCCTGTGACCTGCACTTCCTTCATACAGCTTTCCCTCAGCTCTTCATTTTCCTTTGAGGAAATATGCCTGAACTCCCAAAGCAAAGGCTTTCCGCTTTCATCACAGAGGGAATTTGTAGCCGCATATTTTTCATTTTCTTTTACAACTTTGTTGGCTTTCATAAATTTTGCAAATTTTGACATACTTATTTTCTCCTTTTTCTGCATACAAAAAGAGCTGACCTCTCGCCAGCTCTTTTTATAAATTTTATTATTTGTTACAATTCAACTTTTTCTACTGTGGTATGAATACGGTCATTTAATGCCTTAACCAGCTTACTGCATATGTAAGAATTAGGAGAATCACATAAGACGATCGTTTGTTCTTTTCCACGGGCATCTTTATAAATAACAACTGCATACCCTATTATCTGGCGATCTGTCTTTGTCTTTGGTGCTGAACCTATAACAGCACCGCTTACTCCAAACATTGCCGCACCGGCTACGCCCTTTACAGCACTGCTTTTTAAATACTTAATTTCATTTATATCCGATTTGAAATCCACATAAGTAATTCTTGATAAGGGAAGAGAGTATTCTTTCCCTCCGCAGGTGATTTTCAAATCTGCCGGACTTATCACGATCCGACAGGCAGTATTTTCCACTGCATTCAGGCCGCTCACATGTTTAATTGAAATAAATCTCTTTATACCGTTCGCTTTGTCCTGCCTTCTGATTTTATTTATTTCTCCCTGTTCTTTGCAGGCAAATATAAGAAATTTGATCAGTAAGAATATCATTACACCATAAAATAAAAGCTGTAAAATTAATTTTGTTTCTTCCATGACCGCCCCTCCCTCATATCATCATTATATACTCCGGCACAGGACCTGTCACGAATATTTTCTTTCAGGCATCATCTGCTAATTGGTAATAAGACCGTTCATTGCCGCAAAGGATTCCGGCATGGAGAAATCCTCAAAAGTAAAGTTCATATCTTCATCCAGATAGTCCCCGTCCGCATCAAACTTGGCCAGTATGCCTCCATCAATATTACAGCCTATGAGAATGATTGTCTGGCGCCCTACGGAACTGGTATCATCTTCATTGGATATCTGCATTTCAAAATAAATATCCCTTCCAGTATTTTTATAGAGAAGCATCATCTGTCTGAAAATACTGGTATTAAAATGAAACTTTGCACTCCCTGTTCCACTCCATCCGGTTGCCTTATTTCCTTTCCCCGTTTTTCCCAAAATAGGCACCTTGACCTTTGTTTTATCAAATTTGGCTTCAAGGTTGATCGCCTGCATCAGATTATAGCGGCGTCCCTCGATTGTTGCATAGCATTCTGCAAGTGCCGCACTGATCGTATCACTTGCAATCATTGTTGCATTATTAAGCATGATTTTTCTCCTTTCCTATGAAACCACACATGTCATGTATAACTTATCCATAGCATTCACAACGGTAACCGCATCCGTCACAACTACAGATTTTTTTGAATCCCCCTGGGATACGGTAATATCTGAATCTTCAAACCCTTCAATCGCCCTGATGTCGTTCAGCTTCTTATGATGCTGTACCAGATCTGACCAGAAAGAAATCCTTCCCGCATTGTCATTAGGCACCACTCCCAGGTATCTTGTATTGAATAATACCGCTATGTCATTTGCGATCTGGTCAATCACACGGATTGTCTGGTTCTCCTTAAATACCTCACCGATAGTTTCCGTTTCATTAACCATGCTGTTAATGTCTGCAAGCACCCGCACATCACTTCCTACCCTGTGGAAGGTAAATTTGCCCTCCTTCATGGATTTGGCCAGCTGGGACTGCGTCATTTCGGTTTTTACCTGAAACTCCCCGTCATAGATCCGGTTCTGGTTGGACCTGTTTACCTGGCATCCTGCAATAACCCCTGTCACCCAGTACACAAGGGAAGCCTCTCCGGCATCAAGAACTTTGTTTTCCACATTGACTACTCCATAATAGTCTGCATCTTTCTGATAGAGCACTGTCTGAAATTTAATGCCCATTTCCTCACGCATTCTTTCTGTAAAGGCTGTGTACAAAGCCTTAACGGTATCGTCCGTTGTCTCAACACCCATTGCATTGAAGCAGTAGCCTTCCATTTTATCCAAATACGCCTGATGTGCTGCACCGTCTGTTTCCTGATTGGTTCCTCCGGAAAGAGGCGTTGCCGCTGTTACCGCAAGCTCTGCATCCTTCTTAAATTCCACAAATCCGTTTTCCTTAAGGTCTGCTGCTGTTTTTACAGTCTGTTCATCCACCAGCGCTGTATCCAGCATGGTTTTTACGTCAAACATTGTATCATCATCTACATTTTTCTGAATGATTATCTTTAAATCATTTCCTCTGACGCCGCTGTATAATGCTGTGGCAAATGCATTTGAAGCTTTCTCCCCGCCGCCATTTAAGCGGTATGCATACAACAGCTCCACATTACGGAACAAATCCCGCAGCCCCTTCATCTTAGGATGCGTATAATGGTAGCCGAAAATCTTCTGGCTTCTGTTTTTAAAATCGTCGCCAGTCACTTCAATTACTTTTCCCTCTGCTCCCCAGTCCAGCACAAGGGGCATGGTGGCAATCCCTCTCCCTGACAGGGAAACATCTGCCGAAGCCGCTGAAACAAAGTTAATGTAGGCCCCGGGAATTACTTTGTTCTGCACGCTGAACGTGTCTCCTCCTAATGCCATATCATTTCACCTTTCCTTTCAAAAAATTTTCTATATTCTTTTCAGCTTCACTGATAGAATATCTTTTGTTTTCGGAAAGAACCGCTTTCAGCAGGTCTCTCCTGTTACTGAATCTTTTTGATGCAAGAAGCTGGTCCAGCGTAAATGTCTGCTCCTTTTCTGCCTCATGCACTTCATTCTTTTTCTTTGCTGCCATCCTCCACCTGTCCTTTCACTCCTACTTTTGTTAAAACCTCACCCATTTTTTCCGTTTCTTTCTTCTCATAAACGAAGAAATCATAATTCACGAAAAAGTACAGCACACCGTCTTTTACCTCCGGTTCCATCTTCTTTCCTCTGATTAAAGCAGCATCCATACGAATATATTCCAGGCATGAAAACAAACGCTCTATGACACGATTGCATTCAGTCTGAATATCCTCTGCAGCCGGGATATACTGGATGCAGAAGGTATTAGTCCGGAAGTATTTTCTTCCCCTGAAAATACGCTTTTTCGGAGCATTGCTGATAACAAAAAAGCAGGGATTTTCCATTTCCTGCTCTACCTCTTCCGTATAAATCTTGTAACCATCACCAAACTCGCTGTTCAGGGCAAGACTGACTGCCTCTACAATCTGATTAATCATTCATGCACTCCCTTAAAAACCGTTCTATCTTATCCTCAAGTACCTGCGGTGTAATCTTCTGTAGATCCTCCACTGCTTCTCTCATTATAAATTTGCCTTCTACCCAGCGCTTTTTTAAACGTTTTCCTATAGCAGGGACAAACCTTCCCGGCGTCTGTCTATGACCGCTCTCCACATAACGGACATATTCCACCGGATTAATTACTTCTATGGTATAAGTATTCCCGTCACTGCTGACCTGTATGGTCTTTAGAAAATCCTGAACTTCCTTTGCTCCCGGTTCACTCTTTCTATTGCTGAATGCTTCTTCATAAGTTTTGGAAATCCATCCTCTTCTAAGGGTTCCTCCCACCATGCCGCTGCCTGCCGGATACTTACCGGGCTTTGTCCTTTCAACTAAAAGCATAAGCAGTCTCGCTGCCAGTTCCTTTGCTGCGCTCTGAAACAGCTTATCTTTATTCTGGGCAAGCTTTTCCAGATCTTTAGCAAGACGCTCCATTTCCCTAAAATTAAAATTCCCTCCCATCCTGTCAGTTCCACCCTTTCCAAGCCTCAAGGACTATTTCCTGATGGCTTGTATATACTGCCGCCAGTGAACTCATCTTATAGGTTTCTGTTACGTTATTTTGTGTAACCACAATCTTTGAGCCGGGCCTGACCAGCATTTCCGGTGCAAGGAACAGTTTTACCAGCTGCTCCTGTTTTGCACCTTCTGCCTGCTTGTAAGAAGGCATTATTCTGGTATAGGACAGTTTGCAGGCAGCGTCCTCATAAACCATTTTCTCCTTCTGACCTGTGATTTTCGTAACCGGATCTGTAACATTGGTTTTCTCATAAATATTGCAGGTGCCCTCATACAGCTCCTCAATCATCTGCCTGTGCATTTTTCTTGCATTTAAAAGCTCTGTCCTATCAATCATGGCGCATCCTCCTGTAACGGTTCAACTGGCCTTTGTAGTCCTTTAAAATAGTTCCCTTTAAAGCATCATCAAGCACGCTGAAACTGGTAGCGGTATCTCCTTCTGTAATGGAAGCCACTCTTAAGGGAACACCGGATTCAGTCGGCTTTTCATATCGGTATAAATCAACCGCCATCCGGAGACATGTATTTTTTAATCCATCCGGCAGTTTATCCAGATTGCAGTAATTAAGCACCGTCTCTTCCACAATCTCCGCAATAAATGTAAGGGAAACGTCCTGGGAAGTGTTTTCTGCCGACACTCCCAGAAGTTCCTTAATCCTTGTAATCTCCATAATGCTATCCAATCTTATGCCTGATCTCAACAATGCGGAGTTGTTTGGACTCATAAACAGGGTTCCAGTTCTGGGCCATTGCCAATTCTGACCGCAGCGGTGTCTCTACATTTTCCCTGACCGCTCCTGTGTAGGCAATTCCTCTGGGATGAAGAATAAATGCTTTCCGGTTGATCAGATAGTCAATACCGCCGCCTGTCTGCTTATCCCTGTCTGTTTCAGTGGCAACATGCCCTACCGGGCTTCCGTTTCCGTATGCAATGGCGCCGCTTCCAAACAGATATGTAGAATAAACGCTATCTTTCGTAACAGGACATCCGTCATCTACAGTTACCCTGCGCCCCTGATAATACTCGAACTCCACATTCTCAGAATTTCTTCTGCTGTCAATCAGTTCTTTCTTTTTCAGGTAGGATTTTGTAGCTGAATGCATTACTACCCCTGATAACTGCCCCTGTGCATCTCCTAAAAGCTGGCAGCCATCAATCATGGCTTCCGCACTGATAATCTTTGCTGCCGCGCTGGTCTGTTTGGTAAGATCCAGAATATGGTCTGACATGGGTGTTTTTGCTGTACCGCCCTCCGGCGTGTAGCTTCCAAATACGCCTGAAAGAATGGCGATCAGTTCCTTCTGCATATCCCTTGCCCAGTAAGAGGCAACAAGATCACCGATTGCTTTCGCCGGATCTGCTCCGGCAAGTGCCGCGGAAAGGTTGCTTGCACCCCACATTTTCTGGCGCAGAATGGTAGTGGAAACATCCTTGTTTGATCCAATTTTGGCCGGAGTCATTTTTACATCCTCAAGGGTTGCTTCCGATTCTCCCTGCAGGTCCTCAAAAAAGGGCATGTTGTGGGTTCTGGCTGCTTCACTGGCCAGCCGGTCAAATTCCGGGGTGTTTACTACGATACCGCTCTGAAAAAAAGCGGACAGTTCCATTGTCCTGTTAATGACATAGGAGTTAAACAGCTCAGGTACGATTACATCTGAAATTTTTGTGATTGGCATAATTCATTTCCTCCTTTAAATTTTTACTCCGGCTGCGGCTGCCAATGCTCTCGCCTGCTCCGGATTGTCTCTGAGCAGTCTGCCCTGCTCCGTCATGTTAAAAGTTTCTTTTGCAAATGGGTTGGACGCTGGCGGATTTCCTCCTGCTGCCGGCGTGTAGCCTCCCTCCAGCTTAAACAAGTGTGCCATGCTCTTATCTTCTTTGTAGGTTTTTAATACATCCTCCACACCGATAGGCTGGTTCTCCTTGTCAAAATTAAACTTTTCCAGGCCTCCATGCTTATAGATCAGGTAATCTGAATCAAGCACCCCTGCTTTTGTAAGTTTTTCTTTCAGTGCATAAGTTTTTGCTGTATCCTCTGCTGCTTTTTTAAGCTTTTCAGTCTCAATCTTATATCCTTCGATCTTGTCCTGAAGTGCCTTATTGTCACCGCCTTCTTTTTTAAGATCATCAATGGTGTCATTGGCCTTTTTAAGCTCTTCCAACTTATCATTGAAATCTTTCTTTGGTACAGCATGTTTGGGGAATGCTGCAGCAACTTGTTTCATTACTGCCTCCACATCCAGCTTTCCATCTGTAATAACAGCCTTTTCTAAAATTTCTTTTAACCATTCCATCTTTCTTCTCCTCCATAGATTTTTATTCCCGCTCTCCGGGTGCTGGGTTGGCCGGTTTATTCTTCCGGCAAAGCAGGGTAGTTTTCTGCCATTCCGGGCATATAAAAAGAACGCCTGCTGCCAAGCGTTCTGATTATCATAACTTTATGTGCGTTGCACTGGTGCAACTTTTTGAGAATATAAAATACCATCAGGTATCTGACTACTGATGACATATAATTTTACATAGAAAAGAGATTGTTTGGCAGGCGTCCCATTCTCCTGCATCTCTCGGATTTCTCCTGTCAAGCCAGCGGCGTGTGGACGGGGACGAAATCTTCCACCTCAAACAATCTCTCTTTCATTGTATGCATATTATAAAATAATGTCAAAAAATAAATATGGGCATTACTCATCAATTACAGACTGTATGTCGTTTAACGTAATGTCTATCGTGTCCCAGTCCTTTGGTGAGCTCCCCACATCAGCAAGAAAATGCGTTTCATCAAATACTTCCACGATAGCGGCACGTCTGCCATCTTTCAAAATAACTGAACAATATTGTTTTATCTCCACCTTTACACCTCCTTGATATATGCGCTGGTCATAGAAGTAGTTCCATCTGGTTTATATATCCATCCAACCACTACATTGGCCGGTGTCCCCTTTAATCCATTTATCACCATTTTCTGTTCGAACCTCTCGCCAAATCCTACATCTCCCTTTGATACAACTGGATAAAGAGAAGCCTTATCTTTAATTTCTTTTTGGAGCATTTTCCAGTTATTAATATCATATCCCAGCCGGTTCTTAAAGTTTTCTCCTTTAGGAATTCCATCTTTGTTATTTCCGCCAAATAAATATTGTGTAAATTTTCCTTCTGGCAATGTAGCGGTTCTTGCGGCTGGAAGTGCTAATTCTGGATGATTCACTAATCTGTTTCGTCGGGAATAATCTAATTTTGCAAACCGCCATCGCTCACTATCAGTATACTTCATCTCCTGAAAAGAATCCAGCGTTCTAGGTATGTCTTTTCCAAGAACCTCCTTGTATTCCTCCAATTGCTTTTTGTCAGTTGATTCATTCCGAATTTTCTTTATGGCAAGAATTTCTTTGGGATCATCCTTGATATATTTATCAAACCATTCCTGATACGTCATATCAGCAGGCACTCTGTATTCTTTTCCAGTTGCCGGATCAAGTGCAACTCTTCTTCTATCAAGACCATACCAGTTATTAAAATTGGATGCAGTGCAGCATCTGCAGTTGGGATGAAATGGATGTGCGGTAACCCCTACCTCATACTCTGACATTCTAAACACCTTACCATCCATGCTGCCACATATATCACAGGTTTTTCCATCAAGAGTCGCTATAACCTTATACTTTTCTACATCCAGTTCTTCAAAACACTTCCTGCTGGCCTCAGATGCTATGGCGGATTCCTCCGTCATGATCAGCGTCCCTGCCTGTGCTTTGCTGACATTCATTTTCTTAGCCAGATTGTCGATCGCCTTCCGTGGTGATTCTCCCCTGATGATATTCTGCACAAGCTCCGTATGAAGCTCTCTTACCAGTCTTTCTTTGTTCTGCCATATCCGGTCAGAAAATACCCTGCCATCCTGTGCCCAAGGGCGTTTCAATACCGCATCAATCCTTCTTATATCAATAACTGCAAGGTTTGTCCCCACACCGGTGCCCTTTGCAATCTCATAAGCAGTCCGGTAAAACTGTTCCTTAAATACCTTTCCAAGAAACTCCGCTGTCCTGCTTTCATACTCTGCATAAAGGATTTCTGCATGCTGCTGGATCTGCAGCTTCAATGCTTCCAGATAATTGATATGGTATCTTGCCGAAGCATTTTCAAGCTCCTTCATCCATTCTTCGGAAACTGCATTCTCCCTTCCCTTCTGTATGTACTGTTCAAGCGTCCATTTAAACTCTTCCAGCTCCCCCTTTTTTAGAAGCTTTTTTGCGGCGGCATAGCTGATCCCGTTATTATCCGCCAACCGGTAAAACCATTTTTCTATATCCGACTGAATATCAAGCTGGGCCCTTCTGAACTGCTCTTTGATATCCTCATAATACTCAATGCTCTTTTGATGCTGTTCCTCTTCAAGCTCCATCATTCGTGCTTTCCAGTATTCATCACTCTTCGCCATCTACGTTTTCACCATCTTTCCCTTTAAACGTATCTCTGTAAGTTTCCGCATTTTTTAGCTCCGCCTCTTCCTGCTCCTTCATCCTCTGCTTTTCAAGCTCCAGATTTTCCACCCAGGGATGATTCTTCATAATGGTTTCGTCAGAAATATTTCCCTTGCTGATCTGTGCAATCGCCGCAAGCTCCTGATCGTTTCTGACAGAGGTCCTTGTCCATGTCTGGGTGATGGTGTCGTCTTTGATTGAAATGTTTAAAAGCCGGCACACACAGCGGATAAACCTGCCAAAGCTGGGGCGGAACTCTGTTTCCTGTAATCCTGCTTTCAGCTCTAAAAGGGAATAAAGAAAACTCAGGGCAACCCCTGAGCTGTTTCCAAAATTCTGTGGATCGGGATCTATTCCCTGTCCCTGCTCAAATATGCATTTTCTGGTGACTGCCAGCAGCTTTTCTCTTGCTTCCACCGGAATTTCAATTGTAAGGGTAGATACTCCTGACTTATCCCCGTCGCCATCATTATCCACTTTAATTGCCTTATAGTATTTCAGATCGTCCAGAAACTCATTTAAATTCTCGCCTCCGTAATTGGTCAGTACAAAGATAATCTCCTGAATATCCTCCAGATCATTGACAAATCCAGAAAACACCTTGCAGTATACGTCTATCAGCGGTTTGATGTTTTTCAGGTCATTTGTGCCAATATTGTTGTTGGAGAAGGAAAAGAATGGCACTTCGCCTATTTCATGGCTGTAATGATCAGTCATTTCACTTGTCTGTGGATCTGCAAGGAACATCCAGTAGGAAAGCAGTTCATCAATCACGTCCCCTGCTTTCACCCGGTATGACCAGCATTCCGTATCCGTCCAGTATTCATAAACTTCATAACTGTCGCCGCTTTCTTCCTCTATGTCAGGATACTTCCTGAACACTGCCAGAAGTTTCTTTTCCAGACTTTTATCCCATATGGGTATAATCTGGCCGGAAGGCACTACAGCATAGTTATAGCTGCCATCCTCTCTCTTCCACACATGAATCCAGCCTACTGCGGCATTAGACGCCTCCACACAAAGATCCTTGCATACTTTGGAATATTTATCTCCAAGAAATTTTTGCAGCATACGGTTAGCTTCCTCGCCGCCTAAATCAAATACCGGCGGTGCTGTAAACATGTATGCCGCTTTCTGATTGACTAACAGGCCATGAAAATTAAAGGGTATCCTGTTGTCTGCATTGCGCAGGGGCGTTTTTCCCTCATTTTCCTTTTTCTGCTTTTCTTCCCGGGAAGGAGCGCGGAGTACGTCTGTTTCATTTCTATAATACCGCTCTGCTTCATCTGCATTGCGTACAAATTCCGAATGCCCGATTGTATGTTTTTTAATTAACTTTTTGATTGTTTCTATATCCATACTTTAGCTCCTTATTTCAATATTGTAAGACCGGAAGGCCTGCGTATAATGGTATAGGCCTGGTAGCGCAGCGCATCTAAGCAGTGGTCATGCTCTTTTACCGGTTTATCTTCTCCCCGCTCTCCTGCCTTGGCATCCCATATATAGGAGGCAAACTCTTTGATGGTATTCTCACAGGATTTGTCTATTAAAAAGGAACCCTGATTCAGAAGCGTTGCCACGAACCGGATTCCATCCAATACATCATTTTTTGCCTTTTTTACTTTATAACCATCCTTCTCAAGCTGGGCTTTAAAACTGGCTGCTGATGGATCAAGTACCACCGAGCGGATTTTGATTCCGTCAAGCCACTCCGTAAGATCCTCTGAAAACTCTGCATCTGTTTTCTGCTTTCCTTTTTCCCTGCCTGAATAATAATACTCTTGCCTGCAGTACCACTTTTTATCCCTGGCCTTATTCCAGAGAAGAAATGCGGTAGGGTTCTGAGTACCGTAATCACAGCTTACATAACATTCTCTCGTCCAGAAGCTTTCTCCTGTCTTTTCTTTATAATCGGCTGCCAGCTTTTCTGTATCCACCACATGCCTGTCCTGATCGAACATGTCATAGATGATGCCCTCTGCCATAGCCCACAGCCCCATGATATTACGCTTAAAGAATACCCCTTTATAATTGCTGCGGTACCTTTCCTTGATTTTTTCGGAAAGGCTTAAGTTATCATCCATTGTGAAATGGACATACAGCAGTTTTCTTAATTTGATATCTTTACCGTCCTTGGCAGCTTCTTCCTTTACCTTTTCAGCTTTCTTTTTCCCCAGATAACCGATAGACAGATCAATCCAGTTTACCTTAAACCAGTGGTAAGGTCCATCCGGGTTGCAGTTGAACCAGTATTTTGATCCATCCACAGAACAGCGTCCGGTGGCCTGATTCACAAAACTTTCCGGCATAAGCGCAACTTCATCAAAGAAGATACCGGCAAGGGTGATGCCCTGAATCAGATCCTGTGAACGTTCATCCTTTCCCCCGAAAATATAGAAAAAGTTTTCCACTCCATTTCTGGTCACTACTACCAGGTTATCAGCTCTATGGTCAGTGACTCCATATCCTCTGCTTTTCAGCATCAGCTTGAGCCAGAAGAGCACATTTCTTCTGAATGAACCGATTGTTTTGCCACACATGCCGAAATTCTGTCCGTTAAAACTGGACATGGCCCACATGACAAAAGATAATGACATGCTTATGGTCTTGCCTGATCTGATTGCCCCATCTGCTATGATTCCATCATAATCTTTCACCGGAGAATCAGGGCACCACCAGTTAAGAACTTTCCTCTGCTTTTGAGAAAATGGCTTAAATTTAAATATCTGTTGTATCTTCATCCGCCCAGTCCTCCGAAGCAATACCGTTTAATGCATCCAGAAATCCATCATCAGCTATGACAGAATTATCATCCGCATCCGCTTTTGCACGCAGGAGCTTTGTCCTGGCTTTCAGAATATTGATTCTTGACCTCTGTTCTCCGGTTGCAAGATCCCAGTTCTTATGAAGCAGTTCATCATACTGCTTAACCATGCTCCTAAGTTCGCTCTGTGCGCGTGCCTGTGATTTCAGGAAATTGGCCTGTTTGTCCCATGCCTGCTGAACCTCCCACTTTTCGCCTATGACCTTTCCATCCTGCTCTGCAATCTTCGTGGTGGTTTTATCCTGCCTGTCTGATACATACATGATCTGCTGGGCCCGGATAATGGCAGCATAGGCAATCTGTATCTGGTCCCGCAAAACGTCCAGCGGATCAGTAGGCATTTCCTCTATAATAGAAAAGGTCTCTTCCGGAAGGTATTTCCGAAAAAGACCATGTTTTTCTGCATTATTATTTTTAAACGGTGCCCCGTGTCCGGAAGCATTTTTATTTCCTGACTGGGCGCCTTTATGTTTAGTAACGTTACTATTCCCATTTGGTAACGTTACTTTATCCCATCTATCCTGATTTTTCCATTTCCTGACCTGCTCTTCTGACACCTGCAGTTCTTCCGCAATGTCCTTAAGCAGGCGCTTTTTGCCGCTTTCCAGCCAAAGCTGCTTTGCCTTGTCCCGGCTGGGACTTCTTGGTCTTGCCATTACCACCACCTCTCATTCGTTTGTTTTGGGAAATATTAATCATTTACTTTAACTACTAATGCAAAAAGAAAAAATAAGCATACCGCAACCATTATCAATGTATCCAATGCCATTGCACACATAATTGAAAAAATATGCATTGACCAAATTCTTCCAAAAATACATATAATAGAAAAGCCTATCGCTATAAGCAAGTGTAAGCAACAAGTAACATACGACAATAAAATTGTTTTATAATGTCCTGTTACTTTAAGCATATCAAGAAATTTTCCATTGCCAAGCGTCAGCAAAATTGAAACAGCAGTTATTAAAAACCCTAATAAAGTTCCCCAAATACTAAGTATTATCTTAAGATCCTCTATACCGTCATTCGCATCAATTAAAAACGAATATTTTACACTTAATTTTGTTATAATACAAAAGGAAACAAATGCTAACAGTACTGGTAATAGTAAAATAGAAACCCTATCTATCTTTATCGCGCCAGAAACTTTTGGATTTGCCATAATTCACCCCTTCATTTTTCGCAATACTTCACCACTATTGTATCAAAGTACCTTCGGATTTCATGATACATTTCTTTTGAATCAATTGTCCTTTCATTAGTTTTTGTCATAACAACTTTGTTGACTAGTTTATCAGAAAGTAAGTCAATTTGATTGTTAAATGATGTCTGACTAACAGAAAACCTTTCAATATCATCTCGATAATTATCAAGAAGATATTTTATCTCCTCATGAGATAATGGTGCCATAAATCCTGCAAATTTATTCTTTCGGGTTTTTCTCTTTTTTAAGACTACTTCAAATGTATCAGTTTCCGGTACTTCTGCCTGTATTGCTCTGAAAATACTTTTTCGGGAAAGGACTTTATTATACGCATCAGAATTAGTTTTCACTGAAAAATCAAACAAACTATACTCTTCGCCCTCAATAAGTTTTTCATAAGCATCATAATTTAATTTTGCCCTACAGGTAACCAAACTTGCTTGAATACCACGTTTGAGTATATAATCTGATATCGCAGTCGGCCTCGCACCAGAAAAATTATATTCTGCTCCCATTATATCGTATGCAGGAAAAAATACACAATGAGTAATCTCCGCTATATTTTGATCTGCATCAATATAATTTCCCAAATTTTCTAGTTTGCCTGCTTTCTCAATAAATGGTAGCGCATCTGTTCTGCATAAAACCATTCTAAATTCAACATAATCCTTTTCAAAGGTATCAACAATGACAAAAATGTTATCCTTATTCCTCGTTTTTTCCACAAAATCTTTGTAATCATCTGCATCTTTTTGCATTTTAAAAAGATTATCAAAAAATTCAACTATCAAGTCTTTAGAACGTTTATAATTTTTTGTTAATTCATCTTGACATAAAACATATAAATCATAATAGTATAAGTGCCTTTCAACCGTTGGTTTTGCCATACAAAATCCCTCCAAATACATTTTTCTTTATCATACACCAAAATCCGACAATTTACTATATTACATATAGGTAATGAAAATATATATAAACAAACTGTGCTTAAATACTTTCAGAAAATGTATTAAGGAAATTTATCATTTCATTAAACTAAGAAAAATATCATCAAATTGATTGCCTGTCACTACTGAAAAACTTCAAAAATCTTCTCCCATATACAGTTAATGTATTCGAATTGGATTTGGTCAAGGAGCTTACTTTCAACCTGTTATTTCTCGCTCCTCTTTCAACTTTTTCCAAATAATCTGCCATGTTTCGAACATTCTCAAATAACTTGTCATAGTCACTTTCTCTGCGGCTTTCTATTAACCCTAGCCTTGAAAGCTTTTCATTTATGAGATTTGTCTGTGTTCTGTCAATATTGTAGTCCTGCCAAATCTGTACAATACTGTCTTTATCCTCATCCAGCTGGAGGATTTTAAGTTTCAGTACTCTAAGATCAAGTAGCGTTAATTCGTCCAACGTATCATAATACATCATCACAACATCTTCCTGCGGATGGCCATCTTTTACCAGATTGATATATCCATTTACAATGTATTCTATTTTTTCTTCCTGAACTGCCTCCGCTGCATGATCTGCCATAATTCCAAAATACTGATTTTTGACCTGCAGGGCAATCTTATCATCCAGTTCTGCATAATACTGATTGAATTCGTCCATTCTGTCCATCAGTTCTGAAATCATTTTCTCAATATTCTTTTCAAACCGAGCCTGCTTATATGACATTATCATACCACCCACTCCTGGAATGAGTGAACCTGCTATCTCACCAACAGTACCCGCAACTACTGCCGGAACAAAATTTTCTGCTATTCCCTCCGCGATTTCAGGAACAAACAAATCTGATACTATATCCAGCATTGGTCCCTGAGCCGGTTCAATCATTTCTTTTATCTTTTTTACGAACTGTTTTTCTCCCATGTAATAAATCCTTCCAACACACTTTTTTATATCATACACTTAAACAGGGCTTTTTACCAGATTGCCTGTATAAAATGTAGAAGTACCCAATCGCATCAATGACTGGGTACTTCTAAAAATGTATTGGGGAGTTTTTACTGACTACACTATAACACATATGAAATATCGCATTCTATCTCATATTAAAATTTTTTAATGCTTTCGAATGAATTTTGTGTAAATGCTGCCAACTAAAACACATTTTTACAGCTATATCCTCCCATTTCATCAATTTTATGTACCTATACATCAAAACATCTTTTTCATCTTCATTTTCAAGCTGCTCTATTCTATCTGTTATTTCCTTACACTTTTTAACTCTCTGATACCGGTATTTCTTATACTTCTTTTCCTCCTGATCAAGCAGGGCTGCATAGGAAGAAAGATCATTATTATTGTGTGCATGGGGCATTCCATCATTTACAACCGCAGGCAGCATCCTATTAAGACGCATTTCCCGAATCTTAAGTTCGCTCCGTTCCATCTGGCGGACTATCTTTTTATAGCCTTTGAGGTATTCTTTTTTCAATTCAATATCTGCATTCTTTTCTTGTGCCATTATGTCTCCCCTTCCTGCTGATGCATAACTAATTTTTTCATGTCCGATTATATTTGGCCTTTAGTTTCTTAAAATGTTCCTGCATTTCTTTCAGCAATGCATTACGGGCATTCTGATTATATGTTTTTCCCATTAAACCCTGCATGATTCTCATTTTTGTTCTCATAAATTTGTCTGAAATAAAAACAGTATAGTGTGCATTGCACTCTGGACAAATAAAAAACTGCTCTATGATCTCCTCCCCGTCATTATCGTGTCCAATTACCATTTCTTCGATATTAATTTTTATTTCCTTTTTACATTTATCACATATACAAGTTTTCATGCTTATGTTCTCCCTTTATTTTACGCCTGCTGCCTCATGGCCTGACATATGCCTGCTGCCTTAGATAATTTTTATTCCCATATATCTTTCAACTATTCACTGGGTTTTTTTATGATTTCATGTATTGTCAGAACAAAATAATTTCTATGTTTTTCAGCTCCCCATTCTTCTTTTCCTGTGCCGACTGACAGTGTACACTTCGCAATGAATGAGGGAGAATTTTTACTGTAACCGTTGCGGAACATGACTTCTCTGTAGGTATTTTTCTTCGCGCACTCCGATTGAAGAAAGCTCTTTATGTTTCTGCTGTGATATTCGCTGTGTGTCGTATGTACGCAAAATAAATTTGCTAATCTTGCTGTATAGTACGGTTTGATTTCCCGGTATTCTTCTTTCTTCCCGCCCGACAAAATCATGTCGAACCATTTCTTTTTAATTGGCAGGGTTAACATTTTCATCCTCCTTTCGCTCTTCCTGCAAGACTTTTATTACCTCAACATTTTCCAACGGAATACAGAAGCTGCCTTCCGGTTCCCACTCTTTCCAGCGTTCGGCAAATTCTTCTAAAGTATCATACAGACACATTCCGGCTTCTGTTTCTGTAATAAACACAGTTTCTATTACTGCACGTTCGTCCTCAGGCTTCCATTTATATAAATGCCAGCTTTCGTAATTGTCATAATCCCATGACGTTAATATTAATGTATGTCCGTCTATCGGCCAGCCTGTATTGCTTATTTTTCCTTCAATTATTTTTGGCAAATAATAATTCTTTATATCTATAGCCTGTCCGCAATAGATGCAGTGTTTTATATCATATTCGTTAACCAATTCACTATTGAATTCATTGTGGCAGTTGGGGCAAACTCCAAATGCTGTATCATCAATCGGCTTCTTTGGTTTCTGCTTTTCCATTGCCCTCCGGCATTCCTCTACTGTGCCAAGTCCCCTATACCACTGGATTTCTTCAAGGGCTGCAATTGCTGCATCAAATGCTTTATGTCTGTCTACATATCTTTCTGCTGTTTCTGTTTTTATACGTTTTATCAAATCTGCTGCCTGCCATTCTGCCATCTTTCCTATCTCCATCAATTTTCCTCCTTCAAATACACGTAATTCCCATATCATAAAGACGCCCTATAACACTCTTTATAATTTTCTCATCATATTTTTGAGGTTCTTTTTCTATGTCCCGAAGCACATAGAGCAATTCCCCTGTATTATAGCTTTTTATTAATGCAGCTTTTTCGTCCATAGAATCATTGCATTCCTTAGAAACTCTGTAAGCCTTCACTCTCTACCTCCTTAAATTTTAGTTTAGCGACCTAAGTTTTCACTCAACGCCGCCGGATTTAACCAAGTCAACTGCATATTCAAAAAAATTCGATATGCTTAATTTGCATTTTCCGTCAACTATTTCCATATAACGTTTTTTCAACTGCTCCACAACCTTGTCCACATTATAAGCGGTAGGTACATTTTCACTGTCATTAAGAAGGCAAACTGCTTTCAAAATTCCGTTTGCAAGTTCATAATCACCACGATTACACCCGACTTCATCCGCATATGCTCTCAACAAACGTTCCGTCTCACTTCTGCTAATTAAATCATTGCTCATTCTTCCTTACCTCTTATTTTCTCAACAATTCAGGATTATCAAAAATGTTGCCAACTTTCAGTGCATAATCCTTTAAATCGCCTATCGGCATATCAGGATATCCTTCACATTCGGCGTAAAATCCAACCGAATCCATGTATGTTTCATCTACAGGGCAGTACGCTTGATATGTTCCGAAACGCAATATCATTAATTGTCCGCCTGCCTGGCTTTCAAATATGTCGCCTTCATATGCTGTTTCCCCGTCCATATATTCTTTTCCCGTGCACAAACAAATAGTTTCTGCTGATATCATGCATTGCTTTGTACCGCCCCAGCTTTCCACTGCCCTAAAATAATAGCTCACTATTCCCTTTTCCGTATCCGTTGCACATGGCCCCGACACGTAGCCCTTCACCCATTTTCCACTGTCGGCACCTTCAATACATTTTCCTCTAAATAAGATTACTCCCATAACAACCTCCACTAAAATTTAACCTTTCCATGATATTTTATTGCCTTTATGGATAAATCAATTTCTTCTCCACATTTACATTTGCCAGATATACATGCAAATCTTTTGCAGTTTGGGCAAAAGAACGCTATGCCAAGTTCACGATCATACTTCCATAATGGTGCTTTCAATTTTACCTCCTCTAAAGTTTAATCTATCTTTAAATCAACATACCCAACAACTCTTTTAAATTGCCTGCTATCCAAATTATTAAATACCATCCCGTCTTTAAGGCTGTATCCTTTTATCCAGTTGTCTTGTATATTTGTTATTACAATTTCCCCATAATATCCATCATCTGTTACAACATCACCAACTCTAAACAGACCTTCGGAAATCTTTTTGATAATTGGTTTTATAATATTTCTATACGCTGGAGCAGAAAACACCTTAATTATCTGCTCTGCCCCACCCCTGCGCTTTACAACAAGTCCATCATCACAATTATGTAAAATCCACTTTGCAACAATACAACCAGCTATATTAATTATTTTCTTTTTCATCCTCGTTTTCTCCTCTAAAGTTTAATTTAACCTTCCAGCAAAAACTGTTTTTCTTCCAACCTCTGATAAATTGTCTTCCCTCCCTCTGTTTCTATGTAGGGAAGAAAGATTTCCTCAAACCTAACCATTTCTATATCCAAAAGCGCCATCTGTGCTTCAACCCAGTCTTTCAGGATACGCCATGCCACACGTTCCGCCTGCTCTCTGGTGTCCTTGATCTGTTTCCGGGGATTCTCCCTTTTTTCTTTTTTCAGCACTTTCAGGCATTCATCAATTTTGACCGGCAGTATTACCGGAAGCTGCTGGGAACCAGTGTCAATTAAAAATGAAAGCCCTGTAATTGTCTCACCATCATAATTCTTCATGATGGATTTTGCCTTATGCTTTACAAGTATGTACTCTATCTCTGATACTGTTTTATAAGCATCTATTGTTGTTGTGTAATTCAATATTGTCATACGCCCTCCTTAAGTTTAATTTATCTGCTCTGCAATCCTATCCACGCCTGCTGCCTCTTTAGGCTTCTTTCAGGACTTCTTTTTATGTGGGTATGTAAAGATCTGTTACATCCACATACCGGATGCCGAAATATACCGCTTTTTCCAGCTTCGGCTTCCTCGGCGCTGCAAACCTTATGGGAAGCTCCTGCACAAAATCTTCTCCGCTGTCTTCCGGCTTTAAGTGATAATATACCGTCCCCTCCGGACAGCCGGTTTCTTCCGCTATCTCCGTAATCGTCATTCCTTCCTGCCTCATCCGGCGGAATTCTTCTATCTGTTCTAAAGTGATTTTATTTCTTTTCCTGCGTAATTTATATTTCCTGAACAGGTATTCTATGGTGCCCTGATTTTTGCCAAGAGCTTTGGCTATTTCACAGATGGTCATTCCCTGCTGCCTCATCTGGGATAACTGGTCTTTTGTGGGATGTTCCATGCTTTTCCTCCTTTCCGGGAGCCATAAGGCTCCCCGGCTTTTTATGTGATATGTTTTACGCTATAAATATTTGTCTTCTGGAAGCTCCATGTTTTCCAGAAGGGTGAGATATGTTCGCAGCTCCTGATTGTCTTCGGGGACGCTGATAGGATATACTGCAAATGTCATGGTATCGTTCTTCCAATACAGTGTGCCCGGGGAGTCATTTAGCGTTTTAGGTCCTTCGGGTTCAAAATCGTCCTCTGTCCATGCACCTCTGTCAAACAGGTCTATAAAATAATTATCTACAAAAAAACATTTCTGGTCCTTCCTGTTTTGTATGACTCTGTATGTGCTTAAAGAACCCTGATAAAGCGACCTTGTTACCGTCATACTGCACTGGCACTTTTCAAAAATCTTTTCTACATCCCACATATCAGTCATGACCATATATTGGGATGGCATGTCTTTTCCGGTTTTCATTACCTGCCCCTCTTCCGGAAGCTCCCCAATCAGCTCAATAACTGCTGCCTTTTCCTTATTAGGGAGCATATCCCTGTATACGCTTATGATTACGGTCCCGTCTGAAAAGAAATATTTTCTTTCCGTGCACCCTGCAATAAAGTGATGCAGTTTCCATGCTGTGGTGATCATCTTTTTAAATTTTCCTGTGTTAATAAACATGTCTGCCTCCTTAAATCTTTGTATTTGTCATAGATTAAATCTTCTTTGCTCCATCCGGGATAGAAGTTCCTCAGGTAGGCTTCGAAGCGCATGAGCATGTCCGGCCTTAAGCCTTTGTTTCCATTGTCCATAAGGCTGTGATGGTACCGGCAGCCTACCGCCCCGTTCTGCTCTATTCCCAATCCTCCCTGGGATTTTGGTATGCAGTGCATGATGTCTGTGGGCTGCAAGTCAATCCATGTGGCGCCCTCCGCCGGATATCCCATTGTGCAGAAGATACAGGCGCCTTTATCTCTTTCCCTGATTTTCTTTCTTGTTTTTGCGTCAAACTGACGCTGTCTTGTTGAACGGTTCATATTTTTCCCCCTGCCTGCTCCTCCTCTATCCTCATGTTGGGCATCCTTTCCGCCCTGCACATTTCAGGCAGGTTTGCCCTCACCATTGCCGCCGGCAGTGGGGGACACACTGAATTTCCGCATCTGGCCACCTGCTCCGACCTTGGGTATGGTTTCCCTTCGCAGTCATGGTCTATGATGTAATCACCGGGGAAGCCCTGGCATCCGTACAGCTCCCTTGGCTCCAGCATCCGTAAGCCGATATCCACAATCCGGTACATGGTCCCTTTTATCTCCACAAGGGCGAACCGGTCATGCGTCGGTATGGTGTCAATGGGCTCCTTTATGTCCTGCCCGGTTCCCTGTCCATAATATTTGATAAGGAATGCCCTGACTTCCCCAAAATGACCGTCGCCTGCGGTAACTGTATGGAGCGGTTCTTTCATGTCCTGCCCGGTTCCCTGACCGTAAAACTTGCTTAAAAATGATGTTACAAGTCCGTATCTGTTGGAACCGTCCACCGTCATGACGGGCTCCCTCAAATCCTGCCCCCTTACTTCCTTTCCCGAAGTCTCTGAATGATACTGGATAAGAGTTGCCGCCACCTCATAATTTCTGTCTGCGGTGGTAATTGTCGGAAGAGGGCTTCTCACATCTGCCCCGGCATTGTTTTCATTGCTGCACATGATACAGGGGGAGAGCACTGGCTCCACAATTCCAAATCCATGCTTTGACGTGACCACCCTTAAAGGTTCATTCATGCTGCTACAGTAATCAGAACTGCTTCCGCTGTGGTTCACCTGTACAATAAATGGTTCTTTATTATCCAGTATGAATTTTTTCACTCCCCTTGCAATCCGTTCCATTGTTTTGGGGGCCAGGGGCCTGACTGCCCTGATTCCGTATTTCTCCTTGATTTCTTCCGCTGTGTCAAATATGGACGGACAGGGAAGGGAAAAGTCTATCTGTGTGTATGCCCCTGCATATGGCTTTAAAAATCCTTCTTTTGCCTTTATGCTGTTTCTCGGTGCATGGGTGGGCTCCGGCCATCTGATTGGCTTTCCATCGCACCTTGCAATCATGAAAAAGCGTTTCCTTATTGTGGGCGTACCATAGTCCGCCGCTGTAAGCTCGTTAAATTCCACCTGGTACCCAAGTCCTTCCAGCTGTGAGACAAATTTCGCAAACGTAAAGCCTTTCTTTGCCTTTATGGGGTGGCGCCTTCTGTTAAGGGGCCCCCAGGTCTTGAATTCTTCCACATTTTCCAGCATGATCACCCTGGGCCTTACCAGTCCTGCCCAGCGCAGCACCACCCATGCAAGACCGCGTATATTTTTATCCTTTGGCTTTCCGCCCTTTGCTTTGGAAAAATGCTTACAGTCTGGAGAAAACCATGCAAGCCCTACAGGGCGTCCTGCACATACTTTTACGGGATCAACGTCCCATACGCTTTCGCAGTAGTGTTCTGTCCATGGATGGTTTGCCTTGTGCATCCTTACCGCCTGCGGATCATGGTTGATGGCTATGTCAACACTGTATCCTGTGGCTGTTTCTATTCCGGTGCTGGCACCGCCTCCCCCTGCAAAGTTGTCAACTATTAATTCTCCGTTTATCACTGTGTCACCCCCAAAAAGTCTTCAAGATGCATTTGTCCATCTATATTGGCTGACATCTCTTTTTCTTTATTCATTCTCTTCTGCTTATACTCATTATATTTTTCACGGTATTCGTAGCTTTTCCCAAATATATTCCATGCAGCTTTTACTACATTGGGTTCATATGGCTGGATTTTTTTCAGATCATCCACCGCCTTATGGGATATCGGACACCCACAGCACCCTGTTCTCGTTAAGCCATAAACTTCGTAAGCATCCGAATACCTTATTCCAAACCGTTCCCTGTACCATTCTTTGTCTTTATCCGAAACGTAGTAAAGAGGTCTGAACCTGTACTGCCCATTACTGGTTTCTGTAAAACAAAGTGCTGTATTGTCTTTCCGGGGTACTGATCTCATCCCACCCTCATCCCTGCGCTCTCCAGTTATAATCATTTCATAGTTTTTCTGCACTGTATAAGCCGCCTGCTTTTTGCAGTAATCACAGCACCTGGCACTGATCTGGAAGTCCGGCGGATTCTCACCAATAAAGTCTCTCATATACTTTGATGAGTTGATTACAAGCTGGATATCCGGTCTTGGCTCCCCTGATGAATTGCAGCAGCAAAGGAAATTGATTACGCTTTCGCACTTTGGATAGCGTTCTTTTAACTCTTTCCGCTTCGCCGGTTTATCTTCGGCGCGTTCATATTCTTCTGCAATGGATAACGGAATGTTTTTCTTCTGCCACCCTTCCAATCCTGCAGACATTATCTTTGATACAAATGGTATCCCAAATGTTCTTGACGCCTGGACGATTCCTATTTTAGGCCGGCATTCCTCAATTTCCACTCCATATTTTTCTGCTGCTTCCCTTACATGGTCTTTAGTGGCTTTCATTTCCAAGCCCGTGTTAAAGAACACATACTTAACCGGGGGAAGTGACGGGACAATTTTCCGTGCTTTTTCAATCAGGTCAATCATTATATCGCTGTCCGCCCCACCTGAATAAGAGCAGATGGCCTTCGGATGCTGCCTGAGATGCGTCATTATAATGCCTGTTATCGCCTGAAATTTTTCTGGCGCATTAAAATCTGCATAATCTGGTCTTTCAGTGTAAACTCTGCTTTTATAAGTTTCTTTCATCTTTTAAAGGAACCTGTCATAACGTTGCCCCGGCCGGAGGTTCGGCTCCTTTCTTTTTTATTTCTCTAATTTCCTTTTAATCTCCCTTAACATCACATCCTGATATTCGTGCCAGCCGGAATCTGTTTCGATCAGGTGGCGCTCCATCAGTTCTGACACCTCTTTCCATAATCCGGCATTGGATAATTCTTTCCCTCCGGCTTTCGCCCATCCGTTCTTTTTCCACTGTTTCAGCCACCCATTTTCCACTGCCTGCAAAACGTGTCCGCATCTGGTGTTTATCCGGATGGAGCAGGTTTTTGTGAGGATGGATAATGCGTCTCTTAACAGTTCTAAAACTAACGCATTTTCGCTTGTTTTCTCTTTGATGACCATGCCGCTTCTGGTGACGGGTATTTTACTGCCTGTCACAAACTCTACAAGCCATTCCCCGGCTGCCCTTGCAGGCCTGGGCCCCTTCATTGATGTCTCTATGTAGATGGTTACATTAAAGAACTCCATCCTATCCGCCTCCCTCCTGCATCTGCTTCCACTCCTCCCTGCTCTTTACCTCATTTATCCTGCATTCGGTATAGCAGAGGTAGCTCATGCCGGTATATTTGTTTTTTCCGCTTCTGATGCTGTTTTTGTCTATGTAGTATCCCGGATGGGGTTTTGGCCCTTCTTCTGTCAGCTTTTTTACTGTCCAGCGCCTGTAATACTTCCGCTCCGGCTCCGGCCGGATAAGGTTGCGTGAGGAATTATAGCTGAGCAGTTCTTTTCTCTCCTCTTCCGGAAAGAGGGAAAGCTGCTTCTCTACTTCTTCGTCAGGCTGTTTTACGATATAATTCGCCAGTTTTTCATATCCGCCATATTCGTATATGCTTTCAAAATGGATTCTTCCGCATTTCTTCCACGCTTCCTGCGCCAGAAGGTCCGCATCCCCTCCCCTGATTCTCGGGATGATCATGTGGATATGGATGCCTCCTCTTTTTCCCACTTCCATCCGGTATATGTATTTGAGCATGTGTCCTCTTTTTTCGTACCGGTACCTGAGGCGGCTGACAAAATTTGTGAAATCTTTTTTTACCTCCCACAGAGGCTTTCTTTTTCCTTTTGGATATTTTAATGTGATCCAGAGATCATCAGGAAAGAAGTTTGCCTTGATCAGCCGCCTTACATATTTTTCCCTGTTTGCCTGGTTCTGTTTTTTTATCTGTTCAGGGGTTGCCCTGTGTCTTGCAGCCCTCTTTTCTCCTTTGGCTCCGTATTTCCCTATCCACTTAATTTCATGCTCCATGGAGTTTGGAAACCGGAAGGTGTCAAGCCAGTGTGCCACACTTTTACCTCCAACTTTAATATACTTAGATTGTTAAAAAAATGAGGTCAAAAACCTCATTTTCCTTGACTTTTCCGGCTGAATACGGTATGATGATTACAGGTGTTGAGTCCGTATTCAGCCGGACGTAAGGCGTATGAGGTGCAGGCTCATGCGCTGTTTTTTTGTAAAGGTTCATAGTTCTTGTTTTCGTAACCCCCGTCTCTTTTGACCACTGCCTCGTAAAAGGCTTTCTGTACCTCATCTTCCGGAAACAGGCCTTCACGCAGGATTACTCCTCTTTCGCCCCGTTCGCCAAAAAACTCATTTAACATTTCCTCATCTGCCTGTAAAAACAGCAGGACGTCGCGTGTTGTGTCGTAGCGGCTTTTTGCTTCCGCCCATCTTTTGTTACGCATATAATATTTGAACAATTCCGGCTGGTCATAAAGCTTGTCCAGCAGGGCTTTTCCTGACAGCAGTTCCTTTCCCGGCATCACAATGCCTCCCTTCTTTTCCGCAATATAAATACTCCGGCTTCTCTACCTGTTTCTTTTTCCACTCTTCCGTACCTGTGATCAGGCCGGCATCTTCCAACTGGGCGTACATATGGCACCTTCTTTCTTTTCAAGATATTTCCGTAAATTTGCTACCGCAAATATGCTTTGTAAAATCTTCATCATCTTGGATTTCATTGCGTCTTTCATGTAATTCTTTTTTTCTATTGTCTTTTATTCCCATTTCCTCTATAATCTTTATACTAAACACATCCCAGAAAGGAGTCTGTTATGGCTATTTATAAAATACGTGAATTACAGAACCGTCTCTGTGAAATGTCCGAAGACGGGTATCTCTACACAGAACTTTACGAACTTGAAGCTGATGAAGAGCTTCCTGCTGGATTTGCATTTTCAGCTGTTACTCCAGATGAATTTATTGATTATGAAACTGTTAGTTCTTGTTCCCCTGTATCAGATGAGGATTTTTTCCATGATTCATTTAAACCCACGGATCAATGCCACGAAATTTCGTTTACGTATGAAGAGATTGCAACCCTCCATCATGCCTTAACAAATGCTCTTGAATATTTCAAGGAATGTGAAAAGGATCCTCAATATTCACATGAAGTTAAAAAAGATATAAAATCCTCTTCTGTCAAATGTCGGAATCTGCAAGCCAGATTAAGAAAATTTTTAAATAACTTGGTTATTTCAAAGTAATAGTCCATTTACAGCTGACCTTGCCATTCAAAAGGTGATTCATTTTGCGAATTGCCTTTTGAATTTCTTTTTTTATTTTTTCTCTATCTTCCCTGTCAGACGTATAACAATGAATTTCAATATGCGTATCTCTTGTTTCTCTGGATCGAACCTTTATTTGTTTCTTTTGTGGAAAAACAAATTCCTGCTCAATATATTTCTTCATTTTTCCTTCCTCCCATGATCACGTTGCCAATTCCTCTGACCATCTCACGCATGTTTATGTATCTTCTGGTCATTTCTTCAAAAATGACTTCATCCGGCAGGGTTTCTGCCACAAGTTTCTGCTCTTCTAACGCCATTCCCTGCATCCTAAGCTACAGTTCTTCTTTCTCAAATCCGCTCAATATATATCTCCTTTCTATATGGGAAGTGCTGCAAGCAGCAGGCTTATATGTTCTTTTAACCAGCCCAGCGCAAATATAAATGCTAATATTAAAACAAAAATATTTATGTTTTTCACCTCCTGTTCTGTCATGTATCTCTTACACTGCCTGTCCTAATAAGATAAGCAGCATTATTATTGTTAAAATACCTGGTATGATCTGGTTGTCACTATCCACTGCTGAAGCTGATAGTATCAGGATCATAAATACTGCTTTTTCTTTCAGATTCACAGGCTTGTCCTTTCTGGCAGGTTCATACCTGCTCAACTTTTTGTTTTCTTTGCTGTTCTGTGAACTTTCTAAATTCTTCGCGTAAAATCAGCTCTGAAACTCTGGATATTATCGCTTGCTGCTCTTCTGGTGTTTTGTTTATGTAGTAGTCGTCGTGGACAATAATATGACATCCCTCTGGACTATAGTAATCTCTGACTATTGCCATGACATCACCTCAAATCTTTTAATCAATCTTATGTTTTACTGGTTGTACTTCTTTACCTTGCACGCTTGTCATGATAAAATATATTTACCCAAATCGGGCAGGAAAGGAGCTGGTTTTATTGACCAAACTTTTGACTTTGCCCTGCTCTCTTTTATGAAGGAAGTTGCGTTGTTGGTACCTCCGCAATATTTGGTATAGGGGTTAAATTTAAATATGTTCAAAGCTAAGCTAATCATGGATAATCACAGCATTATCATTTTTCGCACCCCTATATCAGATAAACTTTGTAATCCACCAGCTAATGGGCCTTTTTATTGTTGCTGAACTAAAACTGCATAAGTGGTGGAGCGCTCGAAGAAACATTGGTGTCGTACAATGTGGTGAAAACCTGCAAAGCGCATAGAGTTAAAAAATTTAGGTAAAAAACTGTTAGTGACGACACACTAGCAGTTTTTTGTTGTCTAAAAGTCTGCTTCCTATGGTTCTCTCTTTACAGTCTCAAGTTCCTTCTTCTCAATTTGATCTCTGGCTAACAATATATCTGTTGCAAAAATTAATGTTCTAAGACTAGATTCCTGCATTTTTACTGCTTTTTTAGCTAATTCTTCAATTTCTTTTTCTTTATCTATTAACACATTTTCACCTCCAATTACGTCTTCCAACGTTACTATTATCGTTGATAAACACATATTATATCATTTTTATTTGTTTGTCAACACATTTAAGAAATTGTTTTCGTTGACTAACGCAAAAAAGCATGCTATTATATTCAAAGAGAGGAGGAAACTATGAATATATCTGACAGAATAAAAGAAATAAGAAAATCGCTCAAATTAAGCCAAGAAGAGTTCGGCCAAATATTAGGAGTTAGTAGGGATGTAATAGGAAATATAGAATATGATAGACTTAAAAGACCAGATCAAAAAGAACCTATCTATAAACTTATATGTGAAAAATTTAATGTAGATGAAACTTGGCTTCGCGCTGGTGAGGGTGAAATGTTTCAAGAAATTTTACCTGAAGATGAAATAGCCTCTGCTGTATCGAATGTCCTTGAAGATATCAAATGTGAAAATTCCATTTACACACTTGTCAAAGAATTACTGTTAAAATACGAGCAATTAGACACTAGCTCCAAAAAAGTCATTAATAAATATGTTGATGATGTAATATTAGGGTATACACAAAAAAAGGAAGAGCCTTGATTCTTCCTTTTTTAGAGTTTTACCACTATAATCTACTTCATTCAATATTTTGTTTGAAAGAAAAATGATTACCTACTTTTCTTTTCTCAATATGTTTCTTAATAATTGTATACAATTGTTTTAAAAATATAATGTCATTATCCTCTATCAGTTCTAACAATTCTAATATCTTGCTTTTGTAATCCATATTTCCCCCCTGAAAGTATAGTGTATTACTTTGCTATAAATATATAATACACAATTTTATTAGTAGATTTCAATAGGGCAAAATCGGCGCCTGCCCCTAAAACCCTGTTTTATTATACATTTTTGTACACTATTAATAAGCACCATGTAATAATTAACACTCTGCATGTAAAAATTAACACGTTTGGCCTAAAAATTTCGTCACTTTTTTTGAATGTACAGTGTTAATTTATACTCCGCTTTATTCGCATCTAATTTTTAAAAAGGCTTTTATGAATAATTAAAGAATAAAATGGAACTATAGTTCATTTTACAAAAAAATGCTATTTGATATAATAAAAAGTAAATCAAATCTTCTATCAATCGGCTTTTTACAAAGGAGAAATTTCTATGAAGAGCACAAACAAGGTACTAAACTTATTAACTGCTTTTTTAGCTGTAATTGGTGCATGTGCCGCTACTCTGGTCTGCTTTATTGTTATCTATTCCCAAGTAAATGGAGGATTTTCGCAAAAACCTCATGATTTTTCTGCTACTTCATCAGAAACTAATCCTATCAGAAATGACTTAGACATTAATTTAGATAGCGGTAATTATACATCTGCCATTATCAGCAGCCCTGAACCTGATTTCGATATTGCTTTTACTGATGAAAAAACAAATTCAGAAAGTTCTTTGCCCGAAACCGTTAAACCTGTTAAATCAGGCACATATACTATTGATGCTATAGAATTCTGGTTTTCTGATTCAGTAATAAATGACGTAACTGGCAAATGGCGAATATCTTCTATTGCATCATCAAAAGATATTGCAGAATACGTTATTGATTACTATAATGCACTTTTCAGTTCAAATGATGAAATTCATGCCATTGTAAATTTTTCATTAAATACAACTACTTCTATATCTGTGCTCCCTGATGGGACACTAGATGTAGCTATACATGAATATATTGATGGCGAAGAACATGATGCCAAAGCACTATTTGGTGGAATGCTGTTAAAGGAATATTTTGTCAATCCACAGACTGGCGAATTTGAAGAAATTACTTCTGCTTCTCTCACATCACCCGTTGAGAACAACGGACCAAATACCACTTACTCATATGAAGTTCCAATAGAAAATTCTAATCAAATGACAATTGGCTCTGCTTCAACTGGAAATGACAATGATTTTAACACATACAGCACGCTTGACACTCAAGATTCGACGCTGGGCAGTGATACAGTATGGCTTTCAGCTACAGGATCAAAATATCATAGTATCAATAATTGTGGCAAAATGGATCCTAATAAGGCTCGCCAAGTTTCCCTTGAATACGCGATTAGTGATGGATATGAAAAATGTGATAACTGTTTCTAAATGTAAAATCGCCCCTGCAAAGTATAGAAGAATTGGAATAATATTATCGCTAGTTGCCATTGTATGGACACTTATTTTTTACAGCTTATGGGATAAAATTCCTTAAAATAATTTCTTACAAAATAAAAGCATCTATCCGGTTATTACTCCTTCAAGATGCTTTCACACTTTTATAATATTATGCGCATATAAACATTATAATAAAACACAGAAAATTAAACCAAAACAAATAAGGGTACTTATCTATCCATCTAAAAACAGCTATTTTTTTATCGGATTCCTCTTTTGTAGAAATCGGCATTCCAACCAGTTTTGACAGAATATATAAAAACATGAAAATAATATCAAACATTACAATTCCGACAAAAGATATCCCAAACCCTATTTGATACCATTCGGCTTGATGTATATTTGTCAAAACGTCGGAGAAAACCGAAACACCGCCAAAAAATACAATGACTATTGCAGTAAAAATTCCAAGTATTGATACAAATTGTGAATATACATTATTCACTTTTTTCTTTAATTTTTTTGATAATTTATCTGCCTCCCTGAATCTGTTTTCAAACTCCGCAACTGTCTGAATTAATGAAATATCTTGTTTTTTAAAACTATCTGTACTTTCCTGTTTGAACTGATCAATGATTTCATTAATTCTATCTAAATTCTTTTTATGATCTGTAATCCTTACTATCTCAAGCATTATATGATCATACAGCTCATCAACACCTTTTATTGCTTTTTTGTACATTCCTTCATTTTTATGCATAATCTGTTTTAAGGATTCTATATTTGATGTGAGATTAATCAATTGTTGCTCATTCATATCCCAATGCGCATATATTTCAGCAGACACATTATAATATGAATACTCGTATCCACTTTCATATGCCTCTACCAAACAAAGTGCCATATCAGTATATTTTGCAATATCGATACTTTTAAAATTATCATCCATCATGAATCGGATGAACTGATTAATTTCTCCTGAAATCTCTAATTCTTCATTCTTTTCATTAGTATTACAAATATCATCAGTGTCCGGGCCTGTTGTATTAAATAATATATCTTTATCTTCTGCCATAATTTTACCTTGTTATATTTATTTTGCACAGGCATATTCCCTTATATATTCAATGGGAATATCGACTTTTGTGCCATTATATACTTTACTCCAAGGGCTTCCAGGTCTATGACTTTTTTCTACCAACTCCCAAGGAGTAATACTCGTACATGCATTAATTACTCGTTTAATTAACTTCTCTTCCTCTGCGGAAAACATGTTCGTTACGTTTTCGTACAAATTACATATTTTAGTAGGCCCATAACTACTAAACCACTCATATACATTTGGTACTACTGGTCCATACTGCCACGCCTGAATATTTTCAGGAAAAGCTAATTCAGCAAATACCCTGATGAAATTTAACTGTACATAATATAATATTTTCTGTAATTGTAAATTTGTAATAGGTTTTCCGCATCTAGTACAATAATCTACAACATATTTTGCAATGTCCATTGAACTATTCATCTTCCAACCTCCTCTGCATTTTAATCAACTCAAAAAGAACATCTCTATATTTATAGTATGTTCTTATCGTAAATAATTAACCTTATCTTGCCATTTATATGTTTCACTTTTATTATATCTGTTTTTTAGAATTTGTCAAATTTCGCGAACATTCGTTCTCTTCATATTATTTGATACACTAAAAATTTGTTGACAGGATTTCTAAACAACTTTAGTATTTTTATATAGATAATAACCTTAACCACAACCAGCAACACCAAGGAGGAAAACCATGCAGGACAACTACTGTGCCTATCTTCGCAAAAGCCGCGCGGATCGTGACGCTGAAATGAAGGGTGAAGAAGAAACTCTTGCCCGGCATAAGCGTATTTTAACAGAACTATCCAAAAAGATGGGAAAACCTATTTCCAGATTCTATTCCGAGGTTGTATCTGGAGAAACAATCACCGCTCGTCCTGTCATGCAGGAACTTCTATCTGATGTGGAATCTGGCATGTGGAAGGGTGTTTATGTGGTAGAAGTAGAACGTCTTGCACGTGGCAACACCAAAGATCAGGGTATTGTTGCTGATGCCTTCAAATATTCTAACACTGTCATTATCACTCCATCCAAAACCTATGATCCGAATAATGAATTTGACGAAGAATATTTTGAGTTTGGACTCTTTATGTCCAGACGCGAATATAAGACCATTAACCGGCGTCTGCAGCGTGGGCGTATCGCTTCTGTGAAAGAAGGAAACTATATTGGCGGTTCGGCTCCTTATGGCTATAGAAAGGTCAAACTGTCAAAAGGCTATTCCCTTGAGATTATTCCCGAACAGGCAGAAATCGTCAGGCAAATCTATAACTGGTACTGCCAAGGTGAACAGCAGCCAGACGGTACCTTCTGCCGACTTGGCACGGATGCTATAGCAACTAAACTGGATTCTATGGGTATTAAACCTGTTGTTAATGATAAATGGTCTAGGGCGACCATCAGCGATATGTTAAAAAATCTTACCTATACCGGCAAGGTATTCTTTGGACAGTATAAAGAAATTAAGACTTCCGTAAACGGAAAGGTTGTTAAAAAGAGAGTATATGATCCAAACCACCTGGTTGCACAGGGAAAGCATGAGGCAATCATTAGTGACGATCAATTTGAACTTGCTGCTAAAATGCGAACAGTAAATCAAAAAAATACTGTGCCCGCTGCCTCTGTGCTGCAAAACCCTCTTTCAGGTCTTGTATACTGCAAGAAGTGCGGCACCCTCATGACACGACTGGCTCCTAATTCCAGAAACAAATATTCAACCCTCAAATGCCCGAATCGGTATTGTGGCAATGTATCTTCTCCCCTTTTCTTAGTAGAGCGTCAAGTACTGCAATACCTGAAAGACTGGCTGCATGCTTATGAGGTTGACAATAAGGCAATGAACTTTTCCCCTATAAATGAGGAAATCAATCTGAAGCTTGATACCATAAAGAAACTACGGTCAGAAATTGCGCAACTTACCTCACAACTTAACCGGGCATATGATCTCTTGGAGCAGGAAGTGTACACGATTGAAATATTTAAAGAAAGGCAGGCCAACCTTAAGAACTCTATTTTCTCCTTAGAAGAGCAATTAAACGCCCATGAAAGTGACTTAAATCACCTTCGGGAACTTCAAATTACGCAGGAACTTTTTGCACCTAAGGTCAGACATTTACTTGATACTTACAAAACAAACAGCACCGAACTTAATAACTCCATCCTGAAAGAACTTATTGCCCGAATTGACTATGAAAAAGAGACTCGCAACACACGCGGAAAACTGGATAATTGTAATTTCTCCTTAAGCATATTCCCTCATATCTCTAATTAATATTACATATGACATAAACGTGCGTATACTTACGGCCCTCCAATGGCTGTAGCACCCATCAACAAAGTACGGGAAGTTGTGGACTACGCCATTACCCGCATTGATCCTGCAAAAATTGACTTAGGCATACCAAACTATGGCTACGACTGGACGCTTCCATATGTCCGCGGCAGCTCTGCTGCAGTTACCATCAGCAATTTGGAAGCAATTCAAATCGCCATTGCCCATGATGCGGAAATATTTTTTGACGAAACCGCCATGTCTCCTTATTTTCAATATGAGCAAAGCGGGCAGCTTCATGAGGTTTGGTTTGAAGATGTACGAAGCTATCGGGAAAAGTTCTCTCTCCTTCCTGCCTACCTGCTGCGGGGCATGGGGTATTGGCAGATCATGCGGTTTTTCCGTCCCAACTGGCTTCTTCTTCAGGATACCTTTCAAATAAGAAAACTATAG